GTACTATAAAGTTCAATGGGGTTTCTGCCCATGCAGGAAGTTTTCCTATCCATCCTTTTGGTACATTTGATTCATGTAAATCTAATTCATCGCCTGCTTTTACAGATGCTTCAAGCCAGTTATATCCTGCATCTCTATATTTTTTATGTATAGTATTAAATGATTCGCCTGACTCTAGTGCTGGACTCCATCCTGCTCCTAATAAAGGAGCTGCTGCTGTGTATTGTAATGGTTTTAGTGTTTCAGTAAATTCTCCGAACACATTTGCTACAGGCTGTAATGCTGTTCCAACTCTTTGCCATCCACCCATGTCTGGAGCTGTTGCTGCCCTTACTCCTGCTCCTATTAAAGATTGTGGGTCAAACATTTCTGTTCCCCTTCTTCCCTGTAAAAATCCCTGAAAAGTTCCACCTAAAGGATCAACTGCTCTTCCCAATGCTTTGGTTAATCCCCAGCCTCTTTCTCCTAAAAACTTCAAAGATTGACTTGCATCTTGGGTAACCCCTAAGTTAGGGGAAGGTGTTGTTGGTTTGCTTGGAGCTGGTAGTTTACCCTGCGTAAGCATTGTAGGAATCTGCCCACCATACAAAGGAAGATTTAATCCTGCTGTCATTCCCATAGTAGGGATTCGTATCTGCGCTTTTGGTGTAGGCACAAAGCTCTGAGTAGGTTGTGGTCTTATATTATAATGTCTTGGAACGTGTGGCATTATCTACCTTAAAAATATATGAATCTTGTTGACGGAGCTGATGTTCTTGTACCCTGCGATCCGTATTGTCCTCTCATTTCTGGTGTCATAGAAGTGTATCGTTTGGTAAACGGATCACTTTCTAAGAAGTCTTGGAACTTCATCTCTGGCGCTCCTCCTCCTCTGATCTGACTACCTAATGCTCCTAAGTATTGATTGTAGATATCTCCAAATGATCTTTGGAAATATTGTTTTCGTGCTGGAGATTTAGCAAAGGTCTTTGCTGCAGGAGAACTATAATATGCCAACTCAGGTTTGTACTCTAGCATATCGCCTGTGTACTGATTGAAAGGATTGTTAAAAAAATCGTTTGCGTTTTGTCCGTTTGCCATATTTACCTCAACATTTCTGCTTGCGATATTAAAGTAGGTGTTACCACCTTATCTGTTTTCTTTTTCTTTTTTGGTTTGGGAGCTAATGCTTTTTTAGTTATCATTGTCTGCCCTGTAGGAGAAGTTACAACTGCCTGATCTGGGTCAAGTGCATCATATCCTATTATATTTCCAGCAGCATCATATCTTGGAGTTAATCCTTTTCTTTGTTCTGCTAAATAATCCTGATATTGCTGTCCTGTCATGTCATAAGTTGTTAATGCAGGTACATCTGCAAAATTAACTTTTCTGGTTGCTGTTAATGATGGCAACGCAGTTGGTGTTGGCGCTATTGCTGCTGCAGGTGGTATTGCTGCTGCAGGTGGTATTGCTGCTGCAGGTATTGTTGCTGCAGGTGGTATGCCTGCAGGTGGTATTGCTGTAGCTGGTGTTGCTGATGTTCTATATAAATCTAACAACTCCTGATCCATGTCTACTCCTCCTGATGTTGCAGGAATAATACCCTGTCCTCCCATTATTGTTGGCATTGCAGGTGGCATTCCTCCCATTGTTGTTGGCATTGCAGGTGGTTGACCTGCTGCTGCAACAGTTCCTTGTGGAGTTACATATTGTGAAAATGCTCCACCTATTCCACCTCTAGCTAATGCTGAAGGTAAGAAAGCTGTTGCTGGGTCTTGAAATTGTTGTTGCCTGTATTGTCTGCCTAACATTCTTCCTAATGCGCCTCTTGTTGCTGCACTAGTTCCTGCTCCCATTTGCTGATAAAGCAATTCCATTTGTTGTGCAGGACTTGCATACATACTGGACAGAAACTGTTGTTCCTGTGTTGGATCAGTAGCCTGTAAAGCTCCACTTACTCTTCCTACATATTCTCTAAATTGTGTAGGGTCTAATCTTTGTCCTGTTCTCATAAAGTTTTCAAATGCAGAGTAAGGACTCCCTGCTGTCGGAGCGAATTGGCTTCCTTCTAAATCTCCACCCTGTGCATAAAATGCTGCTTCCATTTGAGGTAAAGCTATTCGTTGCATATAATCTTCCATCTCTGGAGTTAATGCAGTTGTCGGTAAGAATGAAGAATATCTTGATAACTGTTGTTCTGGAGTTAATGCCTGTTGTACATATTGCGCTCTGCCTCCAAGAACTTGTCCTAATTCTCCTAACCCTGTTAGTTGCGCTGACGGAGTTAATCCTTGTAATCCACCTGTTCCTGTGTATGCGCCTGTTGTTGGATCTATTCCTCCTCCACCTATTACACTTGTTCCCATTGGTGGTGTTCCTACAGGTGGTAATGCTGGTGTTACTGCTGCAGGTGTTGGTGTAATTGCAGGTGTTGGTGTAATTGCAGGGGGTACTAATGCTTCAAATTCTGAAACATCTCCAACTCCTCCTGCATCGCTAATAATTGTATTAGTATCAACTTTTGCTTTACTTTCTTTTACTTCTTTTGCTTTTTCTGTTACTTTAGCTATGTCTGCTGCTGCATTAGTTTGCTGTGCTTTTGCTTTAAATCTTGCTAGTTCGTTTTGTTTATCTGTATAACTTCCTTTTTCAATCAAAGCATCTTCAAATTCTTTCATTTTTTTTGCAAATTCTACTGGGTCTGTTTGTGCCAATCCTTGATTAGCATTTATATAATTTAACCTTGCCTGATTAATTTTCATTTCAGTTTCATCTCTTCCACCTGTTTTTGCCCAATCCCAAGCAGAGCCAATTCCTCTGCCCATTCTGCTATATATATTTTCATACGGATCGCCTCCTCCAAAAGCATCCATGATATCATAAGGAATATCTCCTGTTCCTAAGTTTTCTGCTACCATTTGTCTTTGTCTTTCAAATCTGTCTATTTCATCCTGTACCTGAGAGGGGATTGGTTGACCTGCTCTTACAAATCTTGCTACTTCATCAGGGTCAGATCCTACTAATCTTGTAGCTTGTCGCAGGTTTGCTTCATCTGCTGCTAGTTTTGCTGCTTCGGCTGCTGACAATCCTGTAGCCATTGGTTGCCCAGCTCTTGCAAATCTTCCGACATCTCCTGCTGCCATAGTGGCAGATGGTTGTGCTACCATTCCTTCAAAGTCTGAAAAGTCAGACGGAGTTGTTATTCCTGCTATAGGTTGTGCTGCCTGATCTGTAAACGATGGGGTAACTGCTCTTCTTATAAAATCAGATATATCACTTGGAGGAACTACTCCCTGCGTTCCTGCAAATCTTGCAAACTCATTAGGATCAAGTGGTACATCAGGTGGTATATTAGGCAGGTTTTGTATTGCTGCCATACTTTCATCTCTTAATGCAGATGGTGGCATACCTCGTAATGCTGACAATATATCTCTGGGGATGTTTTGTGGAATTGCTGCTTTTGCTGCTGCAAATCTTCCTACCTCAGTTGGCATATCTGCCTGTGTCTGAAATGCTGCCTGATACTGTGGCTCGG